TTCCATGTTGCGTATCTAATTTTTTATGTATGTCCGAAATTAAACTTTTAAAGAGTGTCCATACTAAATAACCTAGACCAATTGCAGCAGCAGCCGGTATGCCTATGGTTTCTATGGCACTTATAAACTCTTTCACTACTCATCTTTATCCGGAGTATTAGAAGCACCAAAGTAAAAACTTATTACAGCACTTGCCAATCCTCCTAAGTATCCTAACACTAAAGATACAATGGTATCTGAAGTACTGTCAGGTGGTTGTAGTGTTACTAAAAATATATAACTAAAAAAGCCTGTTAAAGTAATTATTCCTAATATTTTTGGTGTCCAATCTTTACTAAACTTTTGTCTAGCATCTTGTTTATCGTTTACCTCTAATTCAAATATATCAACCTCTAGTTCTTTCATTTGAACTTTAAAATCGTTTTCAGCTATTTTAAGTTCAGCCATTTGCTCGGCTGATAAATTATTCATAGCTTGTTCAAGAGACTTAGGATTGTTCTCTACACCTAATACACTGCTTAGTATTTGCCCAGCTTGTCCACCTATTGGACCACCTAAAGCTGCACCAAGTGTGGGTGCTAGAGTTCCTAATATATTTTTTAATTTTTTCATCTTAGTCTCCTAGTGTTAGTGTTGATTCCAGTAAATCGTTTACAGCATCAAGAAGATACTCTGGTACATCTGAACCAAGTATATTATCTTCGTTGTATGCAATCATGTAAGACTCTAATAAATCTTCATATAAAGGTCTAAAGTCTTCTCGCTGTACCCAAGGTTCATTACATCGAGTACGAGCTTTACAATCTATACGATAAGCTTTGTCTAATTGTTTTTCTGTATAGAGTAGCATTAGATTTGGTCTAAAACAATTTGTTGTAGTTCAATACTACGCCTACCTACTTGAGTAAACCAACGACTGTCTTGCATTTGAGCTGACATTTCTTTCCAGTTGTGTTCTCTACAAGCCTGTAGCATCTTGCGAAACTTTGAAAGCCTTGTACCACCTAAATTAAAACACATGTTGACTAACACATGCTGTATCTTTTCAGGTAGTTTATAAAATTCTTCTTTATCACCAAACACATGTATAGCTTCTGCATAGTGTCTATCAAAGTCTATGGTGTAGTATCTATCTACAACCTCTTGAGATACAGGTGTACCAACTTCCCAATCATATTCAAGGTCATTAGGTTGACATAGATGACCAACTCCTAGAGTCTTATAGCCTAAACTATCCATATAAATCTCTAGGACTTCGCCCTCGTGTCGTTTGATTTCAGCTTTACATTGTTCGATGTTCATTTTATAATCTTTGTATATCTTCAAATGTTAAAAATAAATCTTTACCAACAGTTAATTTTTCACCTTGTTGAGTTTTGTTTCTGCTTTCTATAACTTTATTTATTAAAACATTTCCTGCTTCATCAATAGAATTAACTTTGCCTCTAATATCAAAACCAACAGAGTTATTTAAAGCATCAATTTTAGAATCTTCAGGTCTTGAAAATCCTTGACCAATTTCTTTAGCTTGTAATGCTAATCTTGAAATAGGTCCTTTACCATATTTATAACTTAACAAACCATGATTGACAGCATTAAACACTTCTCCAGTATTTCCTGCTACAAAACCATATTTATCAACTGGTATAGCTTCTCTTTCATTTATTTGTCCATTTTTTACAGCAGCATTAATAAGAGCAGCAGCTTGTTTTTCATTTTCTCTTTGTTGTTCTTTTCCAATGCCAAATAATTTACCTACTCTATCATAAATTCCACCTTCACTAAACCCGGCTCTACGTTGTTGAATTCTATTACTTATCGTTTGTCTTTCAACAGTTTCCATAGGTATTGCACCTAAGTTAAGTGTAGAAGCTTGTTCAGATTCTTGCATATTTGCTAAGTTTTGTAATTCGTTTGCTAAAGGCTCAAACGATGTTAAACTTCCTCCCCAAGAAAAAGGTAATCTTAAATTTTCTTCTTCGTCTTTTAAAAATGGTTCTTGAGTAAACTCATTTTTTCTTTCTGAAGGATTATTTTTTACATCAGTAACAGGATACTTAGGGTCTAAAACTTCACCACCAAACCTTTTACCATTCCTTTCTAAAGCTTCTCCAAATTGTAATCTTTTTGCAGTAGTAATTCTTTCTGCATTTTCTATTACTCTATACAACTCATCAATTTCTTTTTGGATACTTTCTCTATTTTTTTCTGTAGGATTTTCTTTATACTTTCTCATTAAAGCAAAATATTTTTTTCTAGCTTCTCCATAAACATTTTTAAATCTAACATCTTCTATTCGTAATAGTTTTGCTATTTCAACTGGTTGTAATTTAAAACCAAACGAAGACATAATTGCTTCTAATGGACTATATTGAGTTCCATATTTTTTTTGTCCTTCTGAAATGTTTTGTTCAAATGCTTCACGAATTTTTTTAGAACTAAAAGATTCATACTTTTCAGGGAACATATATGGTATAGGAATATTAGGATTTAATCTGCTTAATATATGTTGTAGTTTTACTTTCGCATCATTTTCTAATCCTAATCCATCAACTTTTTGTAAAGTAAATGGGTCTACTCCAAACATAGCAGGTGCTAAAATTTCACCTAACACTCCAAAACTTGGACTTACTGCTTGTGGAACAGTAAATAATTTTTGTTCTCCTGTTATAGCTTTACTAAATGGAACTGGGATTGGTAGTGGCATTCCTTTTTCACTTAAAGAAAATATATCACCACCCGGAATAAATCTTGTTGTGTCTATGTATAAAGGTGTTGGTTCCCCGCTTTGAGCACTAACCCCTGCTTTAAAAGGAGTTTTAATAAATGTTTCAGGCATAAAAGGAAGACCATAAGTTCTTTGTTTAAATCTTTCAGGTAATAAAACACGTTCAGCTTCTTCAGAGCCTACGCCATATCTGCTTCCTATTTCATTTAAAGTACCAGCAAATGCTGCCCACTTTGCAAACTTCCAAGGTCTTTTAGCTGCTGTTTCTGCTAACAGTGGAACAACTCTATAGGTGTAACTAATAAAAGGTGTTGCTGAATTTTTTAAAGTATTAATTAATGGAGCATTAATATCATAATCAATAAACCATCTTTTTGCATCTGCTGCTGCTTCTGCTGGGCTTAGTCCTTTATTAAGTCGGTCCATAAATAATGCCATTCTAAAAACTTGGTCTTCTGCTTGATACCAATTTTCCATTCTTCTGAATGTCATATCATAAGCTTTACCACCTATTTTATTTAAGCCTGTGTATATTTTTTTAGAAAAATTAAAAGACCTAGATACTTCGTCTATATTTTCATTTGATAAATCTTTTATTGCTCTAGATAAAGCATCAGCACCTTCATCAGTTAGTTCTCTACTTAAAATATCAACATCTAAAACACCATTTTGTTTTGCTAAATTATAAATTTGTGCATTAGGATTTCCTTCAAAACCTTTTCTAAGTTCATCAAACCCTTGCTTTAAAAATTTATATTGACCATTAGCATTGTCATACATTAAAACATTAGATAGTGTGTTGTTTGTATGAACAACTGGATTCCATGCTGTTTTAGATTTTTTCCAAAGTCTTACTAAATCTAAATATCCTTTTCCTAATTTTTTTTGAAATTCATTTTTAGTTGTTGGTACATACTGTCTTAAATCTTCTGCAACTTCTTTCGGAACATATTGGTCAGCAAGTTTTCCATACTCATATACTTCAAAAGACTTGCCTTTAAATTTTGTTGTGTCTGGCATTTGTATATAAGCATCTTCAATAATATCTCCATCAGAAACTTTTTTTGCAAACTGTTCTGGTGTTAAAGAAAATCTACTATCTGCAATATTAGCAAACAATTTATAAGCTGCTAAATCATTGGTCATAAGCCTACCGGTTTCGGCAATAGCAAAAGAAGCATTTTCAATTTCACCCATAGCCAATCTTTCTTCTTTTGTGTAATCTCGTCTGACTAAAATATTTTGTGGGTCACTATCGTTTAGTATTTCCCATTTTTCTTTTTGCCACATTGACTCAGGATTATTGTAAGCTTTTAATGTAGTCTTTTTTGTAATACCTCGTGGTCTAAGCTCATCACCAATAATTTTAAATTTACGTGCAGCTTGTATAACTTCAGGAGCTGCTGTGCCATCTTGTACTCTATTATAACTTCTATGTAAATATGTTTCTGCGTTTTTTCTAAAAACTTTCGGGTCAAGTAAACCAACGTTTACCATTTCTTCACCAACATTTTTAATTAATTCTCTAGAAGAATCTTTTAATTTTGTTAAATCAGGAACATCATCCATAACTCCATGTATCATACCATATAATACTTTTTGTTCTTCGTCTGTTAAACCTTTTTGTGTTGCTCTAACAATATCAGTAAATTGTTGTCTTAAAGAATTTATATTTGCAAGAGTTCCTTTTTTTAAAATAACATATTCTGGGTCTAATCCATAATTATCAACCATTCCTTTTGATATTAATTCTCCTAAAGTAACATCATCTTTTAATGGTATTCGTTTTAATGCTTTAACACCTCCAGCACCAGCTAATCCCATAGCAATTGCTGCTCCAAACTTTTGTAATTCAGATGCTTCTGGGTCTTCTAAAGCATTATAGCCTCCTGAAGCTGCTGCTATACCCACAAGACCAGAACCCCAGTTTTGAACTGCAACATCCCAAACTTTATTACCTACAATGTCTTCGTAATTTTTTCTTATATTTAAACCTGTAATAGATTTAGATAATTTACTTGTAGGTTTTTCTTTAATAGCTTCAATGGCTGCTTCTTCAACTTCTTTAACTTGCTCGGGAGTTAGCATTTTTCCTTGTTTAGCTTCTTCTACTTTTTGTTCTGCAAATAATTTTTGTCTTTGTTCCATTGAAGGAATGAACGGGTCTTTTTTTCCTAATCTTTGAGAAACTGCATTACTAATTTTAGCTCCTAAATAACCTAAACCTGCTCCACCAGCTCCACCATATAAAATACCTTCAGCTCTAGATATATCATCTTCACCATAGTATCCTACACTACTGTATCCAGCTCCTACAGCACCCCCATATCTTACAGATTCTCCCAAAGTCATTCCATACTTTAAACCATCTTTTGCTGTTTTAGCTTTTTTAGCCCAACCAACAAATGGAATCCAACCAACCGGGTCTAAAGCTACAGCAGAGCCAAAATAAGCTGCTTCTGCTTTTCCACCATATTCTGAATTTTCAAAAATCTTTTTTAACTTATTGTCTTTTTCTTTTAACTTTTCTATTAAATCTTCGTTACCTGTTAAGTTTCCAAATATTTGTTGAATACCCCTCATTGAATCAGTAGCACCCATTTTAGCAGCATATCTTACTGCTTCTTTTTCTGAAATAAAATTAGGATTAAAAGAAGTAGTAGATTGTACAGGTTCAGTATAACTTGACTGAGTTGTTTGTGTAGGAATTATTTTAGGCATATAATATTTTTAATTTCTATAAGAGTTTGTTAAGATTTATTTAACAAAGAATCATTATTTGTATTTAAGTTTTCTAAAATTTGTTTTTTACGAGTTTCAATATAGTTTATAATTTCAGGAATATTTTCTTTATTTTGAGATACAGTAGAAGTAATACCTATAGATTGTCTTAAAATTTTTGGTATATCAATACCAAATTTTTCTTGTACTTCATCTCTAATAATGGAAAGTGCTTCAGCCTCATTTTTTTCTCTACTTGTTTGAGTAAAGAAACTAATTGGAGTTGGAACTAAATCAGCTGTAATAGAAGAAACACTATCTCTAAAATCTCCAACTAAGTCTCGGTCTGCTTGTCTTGTTTCTTTTATTTGCCTTCCTCGTTCTCTCATAGATTGATTAAACTCTTCAAAGCCTGTTAAAGTAGTATCGTCTTTTAATAGTTCTTCAACTATTGGTTTTGAAACAGGACGTACAACAACTTTTCCACTTTGTATATCATAACCAAATTCAATATCTTCTTGAATATCTTGAATTCCAATTGCACTTAAATTTTCTTGAGGAACAATTACTGGATTTTCTTTATTAAAATATATACCTTCTGGAGAAACCATTGTAAAAGATTTATTATTATAATCTTCTTGTAAGTCTTCTAATTTATCTTCTATGTTTAAACTTTGAGCAACATAAACTGGCAAGGATATTTGATTATTAGAATCATCAATAATATTGGGATTATCTCCAGACATAGATTGATTAAATAATGGAGTCTCAAAACTTTTTGAATTTATTTCATATGCTTTAATTTTTTGTCCGCCAGTTTCAGTCGTAACAATTTCTTTAGAATTTTTTCCTAAAACTTCTTGTGTTCCAATTGGACCTCTACCTGCTTGATAAGGATTAATAATATACTGTTGTATATAATCTTGAAAATCTACATATTCAACCCCTGCTTTATTTTTATATATTTTACCTTCATCTAAAATTGCTTTTACATCTTCTAAAATTTTAGGAGCAGCAGTTGGATTCATAATATCAGCTTTTGCAAAATTATTTTCTACTAACCATTGATTATAAATTTTGTTAAAAATTTGTTGTCCGCTTGGACTATATACTTGTCCTCTAAAATTTTCAAAATCTTCATCTTTAAATAAACTTGGGTCTTTTACAATTTCTTGAACAGTTTCATTATAACTTTTTCCGTCTTCTCTTTGAGCCTTATATATTTTTTGACCTTCTGGATTTAAAGAAGAAATAAAAGTTTTAGCTGTTTGCAAATCTACTAATGCATCACTTTCAACTGTATATAAAGGTGTAACAGATTTTGAAGTAGATTGAACTTTTCCTTGATTGTCAATATATTGAATAAACGAAACATTTACTTTTTGTTTAGACCCATCTGGTAATGGTATTTCTTGAGTATCACTTACAATAGTTTGGTCAGTTCCTACTTTAACATTAGGAACAATTTCTTTTTCAAATTTTTGAGCTAGTTGAGGGTCAACTGTGTATAAATTTTGTAATGTTTCGCCAAGCTTACCAAGTTCTTCGTTAGGAACTGTGGAATAAATTCTATCTAATATTTGTTGTCTTGCACCATTATAATCAGTTTCAAGATTTAAACCTTTACCCATAAATAAATCACCAATAGTTCCGGCAATATCTTTTTGAGAAGCTTTAGGAAGTTTATTAATTTCTTGTAAAAATAATTTATCTATTTGGTCAGGTGTAAAGTCTTTAGAAAAATCTAGTTTTTCAGCAGTAGTAAAAGCATTGTTTAAATTTGTAACCATTGTATCAACTTGAGGTTGAACATATTCTGCAAAAACACTATCAGGTTCATCATAAATTTTAAAACCTTCATCGCCTTTTAAATTATAGTAATCTGCAACTTGATTTTTATATGCTTTTATTCTATCGGCTCTTGCGTAAGCTCTTACATCACCACCATACGTTTTGTTTATTTCTTCTTGGATTTCTAAAATTTTTCTATAGTTTCCAATATCTTTATTTAATTTTTGTTTTTCAAACGTAAAATCTGATTGCAATGTTTTTAAGTTATCATTAACTTTTTGATTTTGTTTATCTACATAAGTTGTTAATAAATCAAATGCTTGTTCAGAATAACTTGGTTTTCTAGACTTTTCTAAAGCTTTTACTGTTGGGGTTATATCTTGAGTATATGGATTTCTTTTAGACATTATCTTTCTCCAATAATGATTTAGCTTTTATATTTTCTTGTGCTTCCTCAACAATATCTTGTGGAATTGCATCTAGACCTTTTTGAACTTGTGAAGCTAAAGCTGCTGAATTTTTATCCAGCCCACTAACTTTACTAGTTATTGCTCCTTTAACTGAAGAAGCAACATCTTTCATTTTGTTAAAACCTTTTTGTTGAGCTTCTGGGTCAGTTTCATCATACTCATCTTGGTCACCATCTTCTAATGTATAATCTAAACCTGTTCTTTCTGCTAACGCCATTAAAATAATAGCAGTCGGTTCAATTAATAACAACATTAAATCTGCATCCCAAAGACCCTTTGAATATCCATCATATAGAATTGTTCTTGTTAAAATATCAATAGGTATACCTTCAGAAATAGCATCTGTCACACTTAAAAAAACTTCTCTTTCTGTAAGTTTTTCAAATAAATACATTTGAGCTTTAGTAACATTTGAATATTCTGGAGCTTGTTCCCAAGGATATTTTTGTGAAGGAGAATTAGTTAAAGATTGTCCGGGTATAGCACCTCTAAATCCTCCTCTTGCTATAATTTCGTTTGTTGAAATTTTTTCCATAATTTATCCTATATTAAAATGAAGGCATTGGAGTTGTCATTACTGGTTGAGTAACAGGTCTAGCATATGTTTGCATAAAATTAAAAGGTGTATTACCATAACCACCAAACATTGCATAACTATTTAAACTATTATCTCCTTTGTATCCTAATGCAGCGTATGTTCCTGCAACTGAATCTGTGTAGTTTCTAACATCTGTATCAGTTGGTAAAGGTTGTACATAACCTCCACTTGTTCCTGTATCTTCAGGCTCATCAGGAGCTAAAATACTACCAACAACTGCTGCTGGTTTTCCTAATGCAGCTACATCTTGTCCAACCACAACTCTTTCTAATCCTTTAGGATTTTTTAAAAGTTCTGCTTGTGCTTCTTTATCTAATTCATTATAGTATTTTTCAACACGAGCTACTCTAGAATTTTCAAAATTTGTAAAATATGTTGTATCGTCTACATTAACCAAATCTAATTTTTCTGGAGTTAATTCATCTTTAAATACTGTTTTTGTTTTTAATTCATATTGATTAAATGGATTTTTTTTAGTTGAAAATGGTTTAAGCGTTTCATTTGTTTTAACTTCATAGCCAATTGGAACTTCAATTGTTTCACGTTCAGGAAACATTTCTAAATTAGTTTTTGTAGTTGGAGGCTCTGCAAGTAAAGATTGTTTTTCTGCTTGTGCAAATAATTCTTCATCAGAAAGGCGAGAACTTTTTATTGATGTTTCAGCTCCTTGCATATCTTTAATAGAATCAATAGGTTGAGCTATTTCTTTAGGAGTAAAAGTAGCATTAACATCTGTTAAATTTTCTACTGCTTTAGCATTATCTGATAAAGCTGCTTCAAATCCTTTAGTATCCATAGAAGTTTCTAAGCCAAACATTCTACGTGTATTATCCATTTTAGTTGATACCCAGTTTGAAAATCCTTTATAAGCATCGCCAACTCCGGGAATAGCTTTTATTGTATCTCCAACAAAACTAGAAACAGAATTATAAACTTGTCCAACTTTACTTCCAACTCTAGCTACACCTTGAATAACTTTACCTAAAGGTCCAAAAATAGTTCCTGAAAAAGGAGCTGCTGCACCCGCACCAACACCTGCCCAAGCTCCAAATGACGTAAGTGCCGAGCCTATGCCGGGTAACATTAAACTTAATGCAAGAGTACCAATAGGACCAAGCTTACCAAAAAACTTTCCTATTCCTTTTAAACCTTTTTTAAGTTCTCTACCAATAGGTCTAAAAACTTTTTTAATACCACGGAATATTTTCTTAAATATTTTTTTCATATTATTTTACCCAAATGTATTTATTACTTTTGTTAAGTTATTCATCCAAGAATCTCTTTTATAAGCAGCACCTTCACCACCTTGCATTCCTGCTACAGCAATATTTGTTTTTCTATTTTCAGCATTTTCTGATGCTTTAAATATATAATCAAATTCATCTCTAAGTTCTTGCCAAAGTTGAGCTTGAGCTGCTTGAGACATAGCAAAACTATTTTGAGCGTTTTGCATATTTATTTGGTTTTGTATTGCTGTATCAGCTTTTGTTATATCTCGTCTCCATTGAACATTACTTTGCTCTATAACTAAAGAATTTTGAGCATTAAACTGGTCTCTTGCAAATTGTTGTTGAGCATTAAATTGTTCTACTTGAGCTGCTAATTGACTATTGAATTTATCTGCATCAATGTTTGCTTGGAACTGTTGTGCAAATGCTTGGTTTTTTTGAGTTGTATTGAATTGAGCCATGGCATCCATACGTTGTGCATTGTTTAAAGCAATGTTCGTAGAAAGATTTGCCATGAATTGATTTACTTGATTTTCACTTGTAGCATTAAATTGTAATCTTGCATTTTCTGCTGATTGATTACTTAATACTCTTTGTTGTTCAAGCTGTGCAGTAAGGACATTTGCTTGTTGTTCTGAACTTAAATTAGCCATGTCCATTTGTAAAAATGCTCTTGCATTCTCAATTCCTAATTTTGTATTTTGGTCTGCTTCTGCTATATTTAATTGAGCCATTAAAGCAGCATTTTGAACTGTAGCTTGTTGGTCAAAGTTTGCTTCTTGAATACTTACAGTTTGTAAAAACTTACTGTTAGATAAAGCTGTTTGTTGGTCAGCATTAAACTGAGCCATATCCATTTGAAAAACTTGATTAGCATTTTGCATTGCAACTTGCTGATTTAATTCAGCTTGTCGTATATTCTGTTGAGCTTCAATACTTTTTTGTTGCGATACTGAAGCTTGAATTGCTTGAGCATTTGATTGTGCTATTGGAATAGCAGCACCTATAATTGTATTAATTAAAGCATCTCTACCTACAGTCGATGCAGACATACCACGTTGAGCTAACATTTGTTCAACACTAGCTACAGCAGGAGCTGCCCAAGAAGGAATTTTACCTTCTTCGATACCTTTTAATAAACTATCTATTTGATTTGATACAAGTGCTTCTTCTGGTAAACCTTCTATTATACCTCTTTCAGCTTCAGTAAACTCCATAAGTCTAGCTTCAAGAGTTTCAGGGTCATTACCTAATTCTGTAATATCAGCTTCACTTAATCCAGCATTACGTAATTGTTTTTTAGCTCTAGTAACTTTTGCTAAAGTTGTACCACCAATAACAGCAGCTTGTGCTTTTGCTTCAGGACTAATAGTTCCAATAACTCTTTCAGTTAATGCACCCGGTATAATTTCTACTTCAGCACCTTCTATTGGAGCTACACGTTCTACTCCAGCAGCTTTTGCAAGAGCATCTGTTACTTCAGTTGAAACATTTCCTTGAGCAGTTTCTACAATTGCTTCTGTAGGAACTTTAATAATTTCATCAGCACCAATTTTTGCAGCTTGTATTTTTGCTTCTTCTGGTAATTCAACAACTTCAGCAGGACCTGCTACATCAAGTTTTCTTTGCCTGTCTGCATCAATAGCAAATTGCTCTGATGAAATTTCGTCTCTTGAAGGCATAAACAACTTTTCAGTTGGTTGTATTTCTGTACCAGCTATACGAGCTTGAAATTGTTCTTCTGTTTCTCCGGGTTGTTTTTCACCCATTAAAGTTGCTTGAGCTTGTGCTGTTTCTGGTAAAGGTATTTCTCCTGTTGCTATTTGTGCAGTTCTAGCTCCAGCTTCTTGTAAACGTTGTTCTCTTTCTAATTGAGCTTGAGAAAGTGCTGCTGGTGCTACACCACTAAATGGAGTTGTTGTAGGAGTTTCTGTAGTGGTTGATTGTGTAGAAGTTGTTGAAGGTGTATAACCATAATTTTGATTATATTCTGTTTGCCCTTTACTACCTCCACCATTAACATCGGGTCTATCGATTAAAGTTTGTCGATTATTTTCTCTGTCTTGCTCTCTACGAAGTCTTTCTAGTTCTTCTATTTCAAAAGCACCACCAACCTGATAACCAACTCTACCACCTTGACGATAGTCTTCTCTAGCTATTCCACCGCTTCTTTTTCTATTTCTTCTTTTTGACATTATTAAATCCTATAAACCTATTTTACTTAACTTCAAAGAGTTTGTCAAGTTTTTCACTGATTTTATCCATTCTTTCCATGATGATTGTCATATCATTTCTTAACTCATCTTTGG